TCAGATCTTCACTCACAGTTCCACCTCCTTCCCATCAAAAATCCGCCGTAGCATTATTCATGTCTACGACGGTTAAATTCATTTACATATTCTCTACGTTTTTCACTGTATTCCGCCCACTGTCGTTCTTCTTCCGCCTCCTCATACATCTCCTGTTCTTTTTCGAACAGTTTTGGGTAGAAGTCCCATGGCTTCAGGAACGGTCTGCTATTTTCATCGAACAATGCCCCTACATTTGCAGCTATTGCCTCAGCCAGTGTGCAGTTGTCTTCTATTCGCTGCTTTCTTCTTTTCAGCTGTACACGATATGCACTTTCCATCAAATCAATGACCTCTGCAAGCGAAGAGTTCCAAAATGTTTCTATGGAAATCCCCAGATCAAGCGCTTCCGTGTACAGTTCATTCACAAAATCTGTTAGACATTCTGCATCTCTTCCACCAGAACGTCCGCCTGCTCCTGCGTAAAAAAACCGGATACCGCAAGTGTAGGAATAATGATTTTTGAGTACAGATCTGTCTGGTTACCACCTTCTTCATCAGCCCAATAATCATACAGGTTCTGAACCTTTGTGTAGCTCAGTCCATGTTCCCACGGCTCCATTGCGGCCTGAATGATCGTAAGCATCACGGAAAGCGGCGGAATATCATCCAACATATTCAGGATATTCTGACGGTATTTGTTTTCCAGCTTATTGATCGTAGATGCTTTCAGCTTCAGGCGGTAATCCCTTCCGTTTACTGTCCAGTAATGGAAAGGCTTACGCTCCTTTTTCTCAGTCATCTCCACAACTTTTTCTTCTGTTGTTTCTTCTACAGTGTCTAATCCACCGATATCACTCATGCTGTTTTCTCCTCTCTGCCTTTTATGCCGGATCTGTATACTTAAGTTCGGACTGAACCATCATGGTCAGTTCAAATTCAATAACACCATTCAGGCTGCCGCCTGTACGTTTTACCGACACTTGTGCGTCATATTCCGTAACGCTGCCATCTTTTAATTTATCCTGGAATGATAATACTTCTCCGCTTTCCGCTGCCGCCCTCATAACTCGATATGGACTGTCCGCTTTTGTGTTGTCATACTTAAATTTGTAAACCATATCCGGAAGATCACCCACACCCAGCTCATACATCTTATGTCCATCTGTAAGGCCGGAGTTTTCTACTTTTTCTGCCTCAATACCCATCTCAGGGATTTCCTTTAAACCTGGAAGATCTGTATATGTACTAGGTGAGCCAGTTTTTTTCTTATATCCCAGTGTTGCACCATTTGCTAACATTCTGTATTCCTCCTATCTCCAATATACTTCATCGGAATCCATGTCAATAATTCCTTCGTATCTCATCTGTTTATGTTTCATTCCTGAAGGATCCGGAACATCCTGACACTCAATCCTTTTCAGTCCCGTTTCCTTCATTGCCTCATCAACAGCCATAGCTGCCACTGATGTGCTGTCACGATGCCATATATCAATCCTGTACCGGACAAGTGATTTATCCTCTCCAACAAGCTCGCCATGGGAACTGTGTTCATACACACTGTTCTGTTCCTCTGTGTACTGAATTGTTGCATCTTCTGCCCATGAATGCGGATAAGCATCTGACACATTACCTGTAACGCTGCACAAAGCTTTGTATACCTGCTCTTTTATGTTTTTCATTTTGATACCTTTCCTATGTTTGTCTGAAAGCTTGCTTTCATATTCTTTAAAATCTTATCTTCGTTGTCATGAAGCGCCGGATAAAGAAATGGGTGTGCCGGTTGGCCTGTGCACTGGTAGAATCTTCCCTGTGGAGTATCGATGTAAAACCACCGATATTTTTCTGCAGTTCTGCGGTCAATTTGACTTTCATGAATCCACCACGGGGCCTGTGTATATACCGGTGTGACTTCCGGGGATATTCCAGCATGATCTGCCTGTCCTTTCGGACCGGTACCAAATTCTACATATGGTGCATATGCTCTGTTTGTCCAGCAGGTTCCAACAGCCCTGTTGGTATCCCCCTCAACGTCTGCATATATGCTCTGCCGCAATTCTCCAGTATCTACGGGACAGTTCAAAACAGCCGTCGCGCGGACGGTCTGAATCGCATCGGCTACGGCCTGCTTCATATCCAGTCCTGATAATTTTTCCAATGCCCTGTCAATATCATCTGCACCGCTCACACTCACAGCTTTTCTACCTCCAAACTCAACATCCTGTATGGCTTAATAGAGATGATCCTGTAATCCGGCACTGCATCTTTTCCAACAAAGAGACATATTCCATCTGATTCCTGAATGTCTGTACCATTCTCGAGAATATAATGCATTCTTCCCTTTTCATCTGGTTTCACTTCGTACTTTCCGGATATCCGCACATTACGGATATAATTCAGACGTTCTCCATACTGTTGCACCTGTACCTTACCGGATGCCGGCCAGGATTCCCCCTCTACAGAAGAAGCAGTACCATATGATTCTCTGGTACTGCCCTCTCTATCCTTTTCAACTATACGCTTTTTGTGATAATACGTTTCAGTCCTACTTCTTCGAAGCCTCAAAAGCCTTACCTCCCACTCGCGCAAGGCGAAATCTGTTCATAGTGTCGTAGATTTGTTTGGGAGCGTCATCAAAGGTATAATTCTCTCCACCCTCACTTCTCGCTTTTTCTCCCTCTGTTCCCATCCGGTTCAGTGCGATCACGGCAAGGTCTCTGACCGCCTTTTCCAGACCGGTTACAATGTTTTTTCTGCCTGTGTAGGATTTGATAAATTCTTCTGCATCATCCAGTAAAAGCTCAATCAGATCTTCGTCCTTTTCTCCGGTTAAGGTCATGATTTTCTCAATATCTCTTTCTTTTGCCATGTGATCACTCTTTCAGGATTTCAAGAAGATCTTTCTTAGCAAGAGCTGATACTCCTGACAGACCTTTCTCCTTTGCAATAGCTTTCAGCTCTTCAACAGTCATTTCATCCAGATTCTTTTTAGTCTTGTCAGGATCAGAAGGAGCAACTTTCGTTACTCCTTCCAACGGCTCAAAACCACTCTTCATAAGTTTTTCTGCTGTTGCTGCGTTTTCTACATCTATTTCGATATTAGCTCGAATTAATCTCATCATTCTGCCTCCTTGATATTCAGGAAAACAGAATCCAGTTTATTCTCCAGTACCCAGAGATCATGGAAACGTCTGTAATCCATCTGCCATGCATTCAGTTTCTGGTTGATGTTTGGATCAAAGATACGCATGATATCCTGTTTGGTTACTGCAATTGGTGTGGTTACCGGGCATACAAAGAAGTTCAGGCTCTTTGCAGTCGTTCCTTTCTCATATCCGCCTTTTTCCTGTCCGGATGTTTTTCCATCATTGATCTTAATCACTGTGTACATGCGGTTAGACGGTGTGGAAATGATCGGTACACCATCCACAGACGGTACCTGTGTCTGAATGCCGCCTTTAGAAAATGTAGCTGCCGTGATTTTTCCTGCAAGTTCCAGTTCAAGTTCCATGATAAAATCAGGGGTTGCCTGACACACCAGTGCACCGTTATATCCCTCTCGTACTGCTTTAATAGCTTCTTTCAGTTTACGCAGCGCAGAGGTTCCTGTTGCTCCCGGTGTATATCCACGTGCTACCATACCTGCTTTATTAGCCGTAATTGTCTCAGTTGCCAGCTTGCTGATACGGTATGCATCAATTTCCGGCACAACCTGTGTTCTCTGAAATTCTCCCATAACTGCTGCCGCTGTAGTCACGAAGTTGTTTTCGTTGACATCAATCGGATCCAGCTGGAACAGGCGGCCTCTGTCCTGTGTCATTTTCTTAGTTTCGTATTCCAGTGTAACGGATCCCTGCTGGTAGCCGTTATCACGGTCATAGTTTCCCATTCCCTGTACATTCATCTTAGGGATTTTAACCTCTGCACCGCCGTTATAGATCACCTGTCCGGCATTGGCATCCATCCAGCCTGTAGTTGCCTCCTGCACTGCGATCTGATCCAGTGTGTTCTGAAATAATGTAGCTGTTGCTAAAGTATTAATTGGCATATTTTTTCACTCCTTTAAAATTGTCCCATCATTGCATTATATACTTTCTGCTGCTGGTTCTTCTGTTCATCTGTTTCCGTTGCTTTCTTCGGCGGTTTTCCACCTTTCAGCTTTTCTTCCACTGCTGCCTCAACAGCTTTCTGGAATGCTGTTTTCACAGTCTCCATGGACTTTTTGCAGGCATCGGCATCTGTGTAGTTCAGAACCTCAGCAAGTTCCTGTGGAAGGCCATCACAGGCAAGCGTGTTTCTTGCCTCCGCCATCAGTTCTTTTCGAGTAATCGCAGCTTCTCTTTCAGAAAGTTCTTTTTCTTTCTTCTGCTGCATATACTGCGCTTTCTCTTCTTTAGTCATTTTTGCAAGCTTCTCAGCCTCAGAGAGCTTATCATCCGTCAGTGCCTGCCACTTTTCCTGTGCATTGGTCACTGCCGTATTGACTGCCTTCTGTACTCTCCGGTCAAATTCAGCCTGATTGCCTCCTGTTTTCAGAAAATCGTCAAAAGATTGTGGCTCATTGCCTTCCTCTCCTGCTCCACCAGCTCCGCCGCCATTACCACCCTCATCTCCGGTCCCAGCGCCGTCTCCTTCAGCAAATAACTGTAAATTCATCGGAACTTTGCAAAATGCTTTAAATACTTTGTTTCTCATTTCTTATCCTTTCCGCCCAGCCTATTCACTTTCGCGCCCGGGCCATTCGTCTCAGATTTATAGTTTTACGTCATTTCGGACATAAAAATAAGACGCTTCACCCCGCGTCTCACAGGGAGATAATCGGATCACCTATTCCTTCCCTTTACCTGCTGCCTTTTCTGTTGTCTTTTCAGTCTCATTTACAATCTCTGCGACTTTCTCATTCACCAGATGTTTAGCTCTTTCTTCATCTACATCAAAAATAGTGTCTACTTCAATGATTTTTTTTAATTTGACATCACTGTAGCGTTTAATACATCTTACCTTCACCGTTCTCACCTCCCTCCATTGCGCCGGCGCAAAATTTTAAAAATGGGTATAAAAATACCACCGGCCATTTCTGACTGGTGGTATCAGTTGGTTTGATAGTAAATATCGTCCCTTATTGATTCAAGCATATAAGTTTTCTCTGATGGTTCATGGTTTGCGTCCATCCAATATACCGATTCATCTTCCATGTACTCCATAAAATCAATGTATGTATCTACATCAATTTCAAAAGTCGTATCTTTCTGTGTTGACAATACTCTTTGTACCAATTCACTGTTCGGGTATTCTCTTTTTAAATATTCAATCTGCTTTTCATTTAATTTAAACTTTTCCATTCTGAATACTCCTTAACAATCTTTCGTTTGTTGGATTGCACTGAATCAATATTCCTGTGTCTGGATCTACCGAAACTGTTGTTTTCTCTCCAATATATTTCTGACTTCTTCCACCTTGTGAATCTGTTCTTATTGCCCTGACAATCACCGGTTTCTCCAGAGCGTCCTGTATCCCTTCTACAGTTACTCCCGAACGTGGTCTTCCTGTTTTTGGATCTCTCATGGTTCCTATTACTCTCTCCATGAAATGTTTGCTCTGTCTGATTACTGCCGTTCCCTCAGAAGTTTTTATACCAACAACCTTTTCATTGATTTCACCATAGATTTTCTGATAATTCTTAAATCCAGATAGCGGTGATATCATGCCATTCTTCACTGATCGGGCATAAGTTCTAAGAAGTTCCCATTCCTCAGGACTATTATACTTCATTTCCTGGAAGTCTGCAAAATCTTTCGGCATATCTTTGCCAAGGATCTCTCGATATTTATCGAACTGTTTTCGGTCACTGAATACATTCTTTACAGCTTTCTCCTGGGCTTCAGCCTTTGCATTTCCTTTGACATACTTCTCATACCACTCTTTGTATGTCATATTTGCAGGGACTCTCTCAGTACGTCCAGTTTCCGGATTATATGCAGCACGTGTCATTTTGGACAGTGTTTCATCATCAATCACACTGATTGTGGTAGATCGACACCACGGATGCATCGGCGGATGGTTCTTTCCTGCCTGCCTTTGTGATACCAGAAACGTCTTTCCATCCAGCTCACGGCATATCTTACTGGTTCGCAAGTCCAACGTAGCAACATACCGGTATTTCTGTATGTCACACTCTTCATAAGCCTGAGCTGTCAGTTCTCCAGAAAGGAAACAGCTTTCCGTCCTGATCAGTCGTCTTGCCTTGATTGCTCCACCGCCAAACTTCTCTGTGATGACTGCTGCCGTTTCACGGTCTGTCCTGCCAATCAGAAGACTCACCAGCAATTCATCTTTGACCGTTTTTGCAAGATCATCCGTATTCTTCCAGATTCTGTTCGAATAATGTTTCCCTGACCAGTTCATCCGCAATGCACGGTCAATCTGCTTTTGGTCGACATGAGAAAAGCTGAATCCCAAACCCGTTCTGCATTGTGTATTATATATCGTTCTGTAATAAGCGTTCTCGGCAAGCTGTTCAAAAAAACTTGTGTCAAACTGCTGTTCCTGCTGATATACATTCTGCATGACTGTATCGACCTGCTGCAGGAGAAGCTGTAATCTTTCAATCCTGGCTCTGTATGCCGGTGCTTCCAGCTCCCTGATCAGTTCCTGTTTATTCTCTCCGGAATCTTTATTTTTCAACTCCATAAGCAGATTCTGTATCGAATCCTTATCCTGCATACGGTTCAGCAGATTCCATGCTTCTGTCTGGGACAGTTTGTGCTTTGTCATATACTTTTCGAATATGTCTTGTGCGGCAAATACAATCTGAGAAGATGCTGATCTGTATACTCTTGCAACCACATCTGCTGTTGCTTCTGCATCCTTCATCTGTTCATACATGTCCCATGCCGCACGGTTTCCCCAGTAATCACTCATCTACGTCTGTCGTTTCTTTCGTTTTCTCTGGTTTGTCTTCTGGATTCAGTTCTTTATCCGGTGGAATATTACTCTGCATGCCAAATACTTCCTGCTGACGTTTGATATTTTCTTCTGCTTCTTTCTCGACTGCTGCCAGTTCATCATCAACATTCTGAACAAACGGTACCTGAGAAAGTAGCGTTTTCTTGCTGACCTTTCCCCATAGATTCGATACAATTTGAGAGATTTCAAGCAGATTCTTCGGAAGTGCTCTGGTAAATGTCATGGTAATTCCTGTTGGAGCTACCTGTTTTCCCTGCAGTGAAAGAAAATTGCAAAAGATCTTAATTCTCTTTCTGAGCCCTTTGCGATAATATCTGGTTTTGATCTTTGTAATATTTTCCATACCAAGAAGTTTGAACTCCATGGCCACACCAGATACATTACCTCCAAAGCTTTCATCTGTCATACATGGGATATGCGAAAACTTGTGAATATCCTGCTCAATGGCCTTTTTCAGGATCTCTACTCCAGATTCGTCAAATGTCCTTGTCAGGTACTCCGCTTTTGCACCATCCGGAACTTCCAGAACTTTTCTCTTTTTCAGCTGTTTTATAGCCGCCTCCATGCCATCTTTCTTTTCACCATTTTCATCTTCGATCTCATCATCTGCGAGCAATGTGCCGTAAATGGCAAGAATTGCATCAATGAACTGCTCCTTGTCTGTAACTCGGTCGCTCATCAGTGCATTGTATGCATCAATCAGTGGAATCTGCAGTTCAAAATCGCCGATGGCAAGCTTATTATTCAAATATTCAATAATGGGAATTTCTCCCATGTAGTGAGGTACAGGCTTTTCCGTAGTCTCTTGCAAAATGGTTTTGTCATTCTGAATATCCAATTCGTATTTATAATTCGGAGTCAGTACCGTAGCCATATAACGATCTGGTTTTGTATTCGCATCATCTTTTTTGACATAATAATAGACAGCAAAAAGTTCATTTTCCTCGATGCTGTCATCTTTTACCATGAAGGTATTTTCTGCTGATACATTCTTTATACTCAAACAGGTTTCATTTTCTTTTACATAAATATATTCATAAGCAAGTCCATAAATAGAAAGCTCCAATCCGTTATCACCATCTACTTCATCAGCTCCGGCTATTTCCAGTGCATCCGTCAGTGCTGTAATGTCACTCTCTGACTTATACGACACAGGATTGCCAATGAAGTAACTGCTTGCTGTATCAGAGATGTCCTTTGCATGGTTACACACCAGACGATTGTCTCTGTTGGATTCTTCCAGGATTTTATGCTTGCCCTGATAGTAAGCCATGTTCTTTTTTAGCCTGTCGACCATGCTGATATGCTTGCTGATCAGATGACGTATTATCTGTTTGTCCGGGTTATTCTCATCAAATTTCTCTCTAGGTATCGTAAAATTGTACATGTATTATCACCTCCTGACCTCACGGAATCTTGCTGTATTAGAACCAATCACAGTACTGCAGAAGTACCTGACAGCATCCATGCTGTGATCATGTTGTTTTATTGGTTTGTCTTCCCCTCTGTCCGCAGCCTTCTCATCCCAGATGTAGGAAGCAAATTCTTTGATCGTTTCTACACAGGAAGAAGCAAAAACAAGCTTTTCCAGATTCAGAAGCATCCCAACCATTCTGATTCCATCCAGTACATCATTATTTGCTTTTAACACTTTGATACCTCGCTTGCGTAATTCTGCAATAAAAGAAGCGGCCGATGGATCCACGATCATTGCTCTGATCTTCGTCCCATCAAGCCACTCTTTCAAGTCATCTGCATATTCTGAATCTGTCTTTTGTTTGCCGTTATCTCTTCCGGAATAGTAGTACTCACGGATGCAGTACCACTTACCATCTTTTCCTTTGTTCCAGAGTAAAAACACTGTAGCGTTCTGCGTACCATAGTCACAGGATACATATCTATTTCCATTTATGAGTATCTGAAAGAAATCTTTGATATCTCGAACATGCCTGGCATCATCGAACATATCATAGATAATCCCCTCAGCGGCTGCCCATAATCCCATGATGTAACGTTTAAAGAACACTCCTACGTACATACTTCGGTATCTGGCCTTGATCTCCTCATCCAGAGACAGATTGTCATCCATTGTGAAATGCAGATACAGAATGTTCTTCTCTGCACATTTATCTATCCAATTAACCTTGAACCAATGATATGGTCCATCAGGGTTGCAGTTAAACCAAAATTTAGAACCTTTTACAGAGCATCGTCCAGTAGCCTGGTTAACGAACGACTCTGGCATCAGTGCAACTTCATCGAAGAACACACCGGCAAGAGTAATGCCCTGGATAAGGTCCTGTGATCTCTCATCCTTGCCGCCAAAGATGTAGAAGTAGTTTTCCTTTCCATCTTTTCGGATCGTTAACAGGTTATCAGCTCTGTGATCAGTTACGGAATACCCTCTGGAACGGAGCATCAGTTTTAGCCAGAACAGAACATTTCGTCTGAAGGAACCGATGGTCTTTCCACACATTGCAAAGTTGTTGCCAGAAAACGAATTCATAGCCCACATTACAAATGACAGTGACATGCTGATTGTCTTTCCTGATCGGATAGCTCCATCAGCTATAATTCCATCTTTGCTGTGTACCGGTGATTCTTTGCACCACCATGTCAGCACCTGTTTCTGTTTCTTTGAGAATGGAGAAAAATGAAACATCTGACCAGTCTGTCTGTTCCCCCGGTTAACCTTCATCTTCTGCAGTTTCTCTTTCAGGGTTTTGATCTTGTCATTCATTCTCATCACCCCAAACCTCCGCTGCAGTCGCATTTATCGCATCCAGGAATCCATCATCTGTGGTATTCTCATCAACGTTATCCTGTTTCAGCATTGCAAATTCAAGCTGCATAGTTGCAAGCTCAAGTTTCGCATCATCATATCCAAATTTGTGAAGAGTTTCAATTGCTTTCTGTTTCCTTGCCTGTACTCTGGTAAGAGCATCCTCTATGGACTGAATCTGCCCCAAAATACCTTCGTACTTTCTCAGCTCAGTAAGTTTGCCCTTTTCTATGCCGGAACTATACTCTGTTACCGACATTCCCGGAGGAACCATTTCACTATCAGAATTTGACGTAGGATCTTGTCTTTCTAACGTCCTCAACTGATCAATCCTTTTCAACATTCGTCTTTCACGGACTGTCAAAAGCTGTATCTCTTGTAAAAGGAGCTGTTCTTTGTCCGGCTGCACTACCTGGATCAACTTCTGTTCATCTGAATCCAAGGTATCAAAAAAGAGAGCTTCAAACTCTCCTGTCTTAACTGCATTCTTATTTCCTGGTGGTCCATTACCACCATGACCCTCCGCATTTTTGTTTCCCGGCTGACCACCTTTTCTTCTTTTGGAACGTTCCATATTTTTACGGAGCGTTCCATTTAATTGTATATCCCAGGAATCCTTTGATTTCCATCCTCGGATTGTCCCCGGCGAGATATTCAGTTGACTTGCAATCTCAACCAAATCAATCTTTCCGCCATGTTTTTCATATATTTCAAAAGCTTTATTCCGGTTCGGATCTCTTACTCTTGCCAAGTCTCACCACCTCTCATTCGTTTCGTTTTTGATATTTGTTAAAATACAGTCCTGCCAGCACCATACACGACAGCCGATTGCTACCGTGACGAAAGGAGGTGCGAACACTTACATACAGTGAATCCATGCCTAAAGTATGTATGTGCTGGTGCTGTGTACGCTGTACGAAAATTGGCATTAGAAAAGCACCCCGAAGGGTGCTCTGTCTTTATGTTTTTATCAATTATGTATCATCTTTATTCTTGTTGCATACTTCAGTGAAATCCTTACATATTTTTTCTTCCGAAATTCCTGACAAATGTAATGATAATTTTACAAGTAAACTGTCTCTTACATCATTATCTTTCACTTTGTCGCATAAAGATATCGCAGACTTAATATTTGAATCTTTGGTTAACTCTACAAAAAATTCTGTTATTTTTTCATTTGCCTTATTTGATAATCCATAAAACAATGCAGAAACAGCCTCAATAACTGTTCCTGAAATAATTCCAGCCCATTCAACATTATTTAGTCCTGTACTATTTCGGATTCCTTGTACGATAACTAAAAATCCAATGATGCTCCCCCAAAAACTTAGCCGAAATGCCCACTTAGATTGACTCAATCTTTGCTCATGATATCCTTTTTTTGCCTTATCCGGAATCCAATCATCTTTAAATTTGAACTCCGATCTAATCTCTTTATCATTAAGCAAACTACTACTATCTAAATTAAAATTTTGATTTTTTTCATCTTTTGATGGCATATGTCACTCCTTCAATAATCCTGCAGCTAATGCATTAATCATTATTGTATTTCCGCAATTAGCACATGTCACCGGAATAACAGGAGTAATAGCACTATTGGGTCCGCCTAAAACAAAATTGCCATTATTAAATTCTCTTAATTCAAAAATTTTATCAGTTACATTCCATTTTCCCTCACCACATAATGGGCATCTAGCTCCATGCCATTTGTCGTTAAGAAAAGTTATAATTTCGTGTCCATTGGGTTTTTCCATTTTTTCTCTCCTAACATACATTTTAAAATATTTTATCACTTTCTTTTTCATATATCCAGCCTTTCTATGCAAAAACACCCCGTATTTCTACAGGGCGTTTCTTAAAAATGTATGTAGTTTGGAATATGCTTTTCGGACCGGACACCAGTCATCGGGATAAGCAATAACCCACTCACCATATCCTTAGGGAAAAGAGCCGCCGGCCTCTAAGCCTTTGGCTACATTCTCATTGTACAACGACATTACCGACTTTTCCGACTTTTTTCATTTTATCCCACATTTTTTCAGATATGCATCTCTGATATGTAATCTCGGATAATCTTCATTATGTGGCATGCCGATCTGTTTCGCGATTGCCTTCCAGGTCATCCCCTGCTTGTAAAACATCCGGAACACGCATCTAGTCTGTCCATCCTTGATATCGTCAATCCATTGATCCATGGCTTTGACCTTTTCTTTCTTGCGTTCCAGTACCTTCTCCCGCCGATCATACTTCTTCTGATCAAAACCGACAACGCTCTGTGGTCTAGGATAACCGGTCTGATAATCAAAGATCGTATCATTCCCAAGTCCTGCCTCTGTATTCTTCATCATCAGGAGTTCCAGCTCAAGTACTGGTATTTCCTGCTTCAGCTTCCGGTACCGGTCCAACATATCCCTGGTAACCTTAATCCCCATTACACAACACCCCTCATCATCATTTGCAGCTGTATGTAAGACGGTGTTGTACGATAACCCTTATCGTCTTTCAGCAACACACAATACTTGTACAGCTCAAGAACGATATAAGTCCTCTGGATCTTTCTGTCCGGCTTATGTTCTTCTCTGTACATTTCAGTGAGTACAATCTTCTGGCCACGTTTCAGACTATGCTCTTTCTCGCGCAACTGCTGCAGTTCTTCCCAGTGGGTGTTCTGCATCGCCTGTCCGGAAGTTGGATCCGGATATCCCTCTTTATTTTTGTATGCCATTTTATCACTCCTCTCCCCAGTCAAGTTTTTGTCCACATTTATTGCAATACAGGCTTGATCTATACAACCCTTCTGCTCCACAAATAGGACAATCCCCTTTTGTTGTATAATATCTACCTGAAAAATCTGGAATAGACTTCATATTTTTAGGCTTCTTCGATATCTGCTTTTCATTAATTACTCTATAACACGTCAGCTTTCTTCTCTGAATATCATATTCAAAATTGTGGGCTACTCCATATTCTGAACTGTAAAAAACTCCTACAAGAAACGGTTTTCCACTCAACCTACCTTTAGATTCACATTTGATGATTCCATACACTTCTAAATCCTTGCACCATACTGGTTGTCCTGACATTTGCCTTAATTCTTTCAGTGTTATTTTATCCATTCTTCATCTCTCCCTATCCCTTCCCTGTATTTACAACCATTATCAACACATGTTATTTTTCCGTATCTAGGAGATGTTGGATTCTTACATGTTGCATAGTCATGTGAATAATGTTCGCATGTATAGCAACATTCCAGTGACATCAAATATACTGGTATCTGTTCAGGTGTCCTTGCCAATGTTCATCATCTCCTTAAATGCTTTCTCTGCATCTTCGCTTCTGCCGTAGGTGATCAGCTGTGCTCTGCCATCTTTCAGATATTCGATTGTGGTGTTGCTCGTCATTCTGGGATAATGGATTTCTTCCCACTTCTCGGGTGCTGGGGCGCGATCAGTTATCGCTGGACAGCTATTGTGCAAAACGCATCTGCTACACAGAATCATTCCTTCCTGCTGTTTGCAGAATTGTATCAGCGTATTATATGCAGCAATAGCAAGCTCCGGTGTGATGTCCAATTTCTTTGGTTCTGCATCCTTGACATCAAGTATTTCAATCATCTTCTACCTCCTCAAAAAAGAAATCAGCCAAATACTGTTCTTTTCCAGAATCATCTTTAAAGTAAAAATCTGCACAATCTCCATATCCTTCTACTTTGTAGATTTCATAAACCTTTCCCGGTGTCACGTTTTGAATCCACTTCGTTCCTACTGTTTCACTGAAGAACTTCTTCAAGCTTTCCTTTTCCGTTACCTTTGCCTTAAAGTTTACCTTTCGTTCTCCAGTAAACGGATGCCTGTCTAAATCACTGTAATATCTAAAAGAATTCATTTCAGCTTTCCCCTTTCCTATGCAAATCTCAGTTGCCCGCCGGTTTCCTCTTTCATCCTGTCCGTCCTGCAAATCGGATTTCTGACTGCAACACAAAGATCAGGCAGATTACTTTTTACCAATGCAGCGGGTATTGGTGGACACACTGCATTTCCGCATCTTCTGACCTGTTCACTTCTTGGATACCTCTTTCCAGTGTAATCATGATCGATTATGTAATCTTCCGGGAAACCTTGACATCCGTACAATTCACTTGGCTCCAACATCCTCAATCCGATATCTACAATCTGGTATTCTGTCCCGGCAATTACTACCAAACCAAAACGGTCTTGTGCGGTTATGGTATCAAGAGGATCTTTTACACTCTGTCCCGTGCCTGTTCCATAATATTTCGTCAAGAAAGCTCGTACCTCTCCAAAATGTCCCGGTGACGTTGTGATTGTGTGCAAAGGTTCTCTGAGATCCTGCCCCGTACCTGACTTGTAGAATTTACTCAAAAACGATGTAACCAGCCCATATCTATTTGAGCTATCAACAGTCATAACCGGATCAGCTATCGTCTGTCCTCTCACCTCTCCCTGCACTGTTTCGGAATGATACTGAATCAATAACGGGCTGATTACACATTGCTGATTCCCGGTTGTAATGGTATGTATAGGCTCTTTACAACTTCCTCCCGGATGATTTGTTGTATTGGTACCCATATACGGTGCAAGCGTTGGTTCGACAATCCCATATCCGTGTTTTCCTGTAATAGTCGGCATTGGCTCTTTTATATTGTTTGGTCTGCGCTTTCCACCGTGATTACACTGAATGATAAACGGCTCCGGATTTTCAAGGACAAACTTTTTCAGTCCTCTTGCAATTCGTGCCATTGTTTTTGGTGCAAGCGGCCGCACTGCACGGATACCGTATTTTTTCTTGATCTGCTCAGATGTATCAAAAATTGAAGGACATGGTCTATTGAAATTAATCTGCGTATATGCTCCGACATAAGGTTTAAGACTACCATTTCTCACCGCTTCACTGTCTGCCGGTCCGTGTGTTGGCTTTGGCCACACAATCGGGTTGCCGTCACATCGGGCAATCAGAAAGAACCTCTTTCGCATGGTCGGCGCACCATAATCCGCAGCTATCAGTTCACGAAACTGTACTTCATATCCGAGCTCTGTGAGCTGCTGCACAAATTTCTCAAATGTCTTTCCCTGCTTGGACTTGATTGGATGTTTTCGCCGGTTAAGTGGTCCCCATGTCTTGAATTCTTCTACATTCTCCAGCATAATCACTCTTGGTCTTACAAGCCCCGCCCATCTGCACGCTACCCAGGCAAGGCCGCGAATAAATTTGTCCTTTGGCTTTCCACCTTTCGCCTTAGAAAAATGCTTACAGTCAGGTGAGAACCACGCAAGTCCTACCGGATAGCCCTTACATGCTTCGACAGGATCAACCTGCCATACGTCCTCACAGTAATGCTTTGTGTTCGGATGATTTGTCTTATGCATCCGTATAGCTTCCGGATCATGGTTGATTGCTATGTCAACACTATATCCCGTAGCCAACTCTATTCCGGTGGAAGCACCTCCTCCACCTGCAAAATTATCTACAATTAGTTCTCCATGAATCATATTTCTCAGAAGCCCGGTATACCCTTGCCCCGGCCGGAGGCTGGCTCCTTTCTGTCTATTTTCACGATCCCTTCATTACGAGTGAAGGACTCAATACCTCATTGTTCTTCTGTTGAACTGCCTTAACATTGCATCTTTCCATGATTCTTTATGCTGACTGCAGGTATCATCATCATGGACCAGGATTCCTTTGCGGTCACAGAGACCATCGTCATTCTCAATACATGTTGCACAGGTCTTATCCATAAACTATCCCTCCTCAGTTATTCCATCTAATTTCCAACTTCATACCAAGCTGTTCCTTTATGCTCTCGATATAATCCGGCCATGTTGCCAGATCATTTGTCAGATACTCAGCTCCCTTGTCCATGCCATCCATGTATCTTTGGCATCGAATCTGACCAAATCCGAAATAATCATGCAGCACTGCAATACTCAGTATTGTAAAGGTATCCAAGGTCATTGCCTTGATCTGTTCAGATGCTTTGTCCAAATCCTTTACTGCCAGTGATGTATGTACTCCGGTAATGTTCCGAAACCTGACTTCTTTCTCCAGAGCTTCAATTCCCCCCTGACGTACTATCCTGAGGGCAAGATCAAGACCATCTTCACGGCCTCGCTCATATTCACGCATCTTGTTCATCCGGCTTTTCTCCTCTTTGCAAGATATTCCAGCTGACGTACAGTCTCCAGAATCACTGTTGTGCATAATTCTGTGTTACTCTTTCGGATCAACGCTTCCGCTGTGCCTGTGAGTTCTTTCCAGGCTGGATCATCTTCAACCAGAATACCGTTATATTGTTCATATAAGTTTCTTGCCTCTGGGTACAACTCCCAGAGCTTTATCAATTCCTGTCCTGTCATAATTCTTCGATCCTGATATAAATCCCGGGAACCTGCGACCAGAACTTTTCTACGATTTCTGATGCCACAAGAGCATCATCTTCCCAGAAGCCAACTCTGGTCATGCAGTCCTTTAACAGCTTCTGCAAATTGTCCGTGTCTGGTTTTGTGATCCGGTATGCACCATTGCCATGTTTGCCATCATCAGGGAAACACCACTTCGTTACCAATCGAACTCCTTTTCGATATGGTTCTTCCGGAACTTCCCTGCCAAGATATGCCATCAGTTTCTGCCTGGCTGCTTTTAATTCCGGTGGATCATAAAATATTGGTTTCCCCTTTACGACCGTAATCTTGTGTTCCTGATGAGTTACTGTCGGAGGATTCATTGCCAAAAAAAATTCCATCATTATCATTTCGCCTCTTTAAAGTGTTAAATTTTCTTTTTTTCTCTCGCGCCCTTGTCATCGGGGAGGGGGAAGGGAGACCAGGCCGGGCAGCCTTAAGGCCCGTCCCTCTCCTACCCCCGTGACACCGTGAGGGGGAAACAAATATATATATACGTAGTATATATATGTCTTCCCCGCAACATGGGGAAGACTGAAAAAGTAGTCTTTCCCTCAATATTAAGTTTTCGGAGGGGAATACTTAATTTCAGTCTTTCCCTCATTTTTTTTTTTTGAGGGAAAACCTTAACTTTCAGTCTTTCCCTCCTCTCTTTTTCTTACAATTCCGTCCTCGATTACATAATCTCCATGCTCATTTATGCGATCCCTCGCTGTTCTCGTGGATACTCCAAGGTAATCAGCAATATCATTTACAGTCGGTTCATCTCCGAAATTGCTTCCTTCTAATGCTATTTCCAAAGCTTTTTTTCGTTCTGCTTTTCTCGTTACTGCATTTTTTTTGTTGTTTTTTGCTCCCTTTTTCCAAGGCGGCTCTTGTGCTTCCAGCTGCAAATCCTTAAGACTTCCAATATGATCGAGCCGGTGTGTCGGATAATCAAACCACAAATTAACTGGCTCAAACTTTGGAAACTCTCTGAGCGTTCCCTCAATCCTCCATGCTGTTTTTGCCCGTACTTTTGCTTTTGCAGCTTCAATCTGCTCATTCAGAACTACCATCTGCCATTGTTTCAGATGCTCTCTGCAGTAATCCATCATTGCTGTACTGCTCAGTGGATCATCCTGTGAAAGATCATCCTGCCATTCAAAATGTGCATCCAGATATGCTTTGCAGGCCGCACAGATGGCTTTATTTTCTTCCTGTTTCATCAAAGCTTCTGTTGGTTCCAGTTCTGTCAAATCCAGAAGTGCATCCGGATCACGGGCAAATACACCGGATCCAGAAGCACGGTCCATGGATTTCTTGCCGCCCTGACTTCCCTTGCTGTGATGGTGACAGTAGATCACTGCACAGCCCAGTTCCGTACATACCTTATCGAACTGGTTACAAAAATTTGCCATCTGGTCAGCGCTGTTTTCATCACCGGTAATAACTTTATAGATCGGATCGATAATGATTGCTACATAATCCTTCTTTGCCGCTCTTCTGATCAGTTTAGGTGCCAGCTTATCCATCGGCACTGACTTGCCTCGTAAGTTCCAGATATCAATGTTTTGAAGGTTATTCGGAACAATTCCCATTGCCGCATAAACATCCTTGAAACGATGCAGACAGCTTGCTCTGTCCAGCTCCAGATTGACATACATCACACGTCCCTGCGCACAATACCATCGCAACCACTTCTTACCCTCTGCAATGGCTATGCACAGCTCTATCTGCAGGAATGACTTACCGGCTTTGGAAGGACCGGCGATCAGCATCTTGTGACCTTTTCTGAGCACTCCCTCAATCAGACACGGTGACAGCTCCGGGAGATTGTCCCATACAGTTTCCAGTCCCTCCGGTTCCGGAAGATCATCATTCACTCCTTCAATCCACTCATACCATTCATTCCAGGATGCTTTCCCCAGGTTGGTATCTACAATGAACTGTTTCTTTTCCCCACGCTGTACACCGGGCATTCTGGACAGTCTGGAAGGGTTCCTGTTCTGTGTATCTACGTCAATACCGTTTTTCTGGCATACTTCATAAAGATAATCGACACGTTTTCTGTATTCGTTATAATCTGCTGCATCTACACGCACGATCGCATGAAGGCTTTTCTTGCCGGAATACACCAGACACGCGATAGGAAGCTCCAGTTCACGAAGAATTGCATTCTGCTGCTCGATATCCATATGGTCTGATTCAACCAGTGCATATCTGTACTCTGTTACATTTTCATTCTTACAACCATTCCCGTCTAATGGATTGAAACGGATCCACGCACCTGCTTCTGGATTATAATCACCAAGTACAGAGCCAATATCTCCGTTACAACTATTCAGCTGTTCAATAAGCTGTCCTGCAGTACGATCCCAGGAACCTTTCTGCGGAAGCCAGCGTGTCCCTTTTTCGTCAGTTTTTTCCCAGCTGCCCGTCACATATCCTACATTTTCACCTGCTTCAAACAATGTTTCCAGATATGTAATCAGCTGTTCAGCTGGATTCCAGTCCTCAGGCTCCTGAATTTCTTTTCCTTCCAGCCAGTTCTTATCCACAACAACACGGTCACTGTCAACCTGAATGCTATCACTCCAGTCCAGTTCATGTCCTCTTTCAGGTACCCAGCCATGTTCGATTGCCATCTGAACGATCGTCCCACCAGTTACAGGTGAAGAGGATCCAGAAAAGGTTCTCCATTTCCGTTCGCATTCTCCGGAATGATACCTACTGAAATCTTTCTGACTCCACTGATCCCAGACGCTGATCGGATAGCCTTCCAGCTTCAGTGCCATTCCGACATTCACCCAGTCCTGATAGCTCAGGGAACCAGGATCGATGTATTCAATTATTTCTGCAAGGCTTGTCCTCTGCTCCATGTTTACGCTCCTTTATATTCCTGTGGTACAATATCACTTGGGATTCTCCATCCATTACCAGCAATCCGATCAATCAGATTCTTTGCTGTCTCAAATTGCCACGTACCTACATGCTGAAATCCTCTGCTCTCCAAAAAACGGATCTGTTTTGGAGTGGTAAGTCCTTCTGTTTTCCGCTTTTCCAATCGATCAAGAATCTTAGCTGCTTTCCCCGCATTATCGATCTGGTCTGGGAGAATACCTAATTTTTCCAATGTATTCTTTTGTTTATCAGATGGCGGTCCCATCTCCCATCCAAACGACGGGACATAGCTTGATAAGTCCTCCGCCTGAATCGACATCTCGAACTGTAACGGATCCACAAGTTTTTTCTTTCGTCTTTTCATTTCCGCAAGCTGTTTTGCCAGTGACTCTTCACGCTGTGCAACCACATCCTCAGATGCCTTTTTCTCAGCTTCTTCTATGTCAATCGGCATTCCTGCATCTTTTTCCAGATTCTCTGTCATTTTCTGCGCCACTTCCTGATTTTCACAAATCAAGCTTGCCGGATGGCACAGCTCATGCCGCTCTGTATGCCAGAGAAAATCCAGTAACAACAGGTGATTTTTTCCTGTTTCCGGTGATAATCTGGTACCTCGTCCAACCATCTGACAGTACAAACTTCTGACCTTTGTCGGTCTCAGAACTACAATACAATCAACAGACGGGCAGTCCCAGCCTTCCGTAAGTAACATGGAATTGCACAGCACATTGTATTTTCCAGAATCAAAATCACGTAAAATTTCAGCTCTGTCCTGACTGTCTCCGTTTACTTCTGCAGCATGAAAGCCATTTTCATTCAACAGATCACGGAACTTCTGACTGGTCTTTACCAGTGGAAGAAATACAACCGTCTTTTTATCCTGACAGTATTTCTTCATTTCTTCTGCAATTCCCTGCAGGTACGGATCCAATGCAGTGCTGATATCACTTGCTTTGAAATCACCTGCCTGTACCGATACACTACTCATATCAATCTTTAATGGAATCGTCAGTGCTTTTATTGGTGACAGATATCCCTCTTTGATTGCTTTCGGAAGTGTATATTCATAAGCAAGAGATTCAAAATATGTACCAAGATTTTTCATATCGCCTCTGTCTGGTGTTGCCGTAACACCAAGTACATGCGCTCCTGAAAAATGCTGTAACACTCTCTGATAGCTGTCAGAAATACAATGATGTGCTTCATCTATGATGATCGTGTCAAAATAGTCAGATGAAAAACTGTTCAGACGTTTTTCTCTCATGAGGGTCTGTACAGAACCGACAACTACACGGAACCATGTGCCCTGGCATGAAGACTCTGCTTTTTCTACTGCACAGCCAAGTCCCGTTGTCTTTTTCAGCTTGTCAGCTGCCTGATCCAATAGTTCTCCACGGTGAGCAAGTATCAGTACTCTGCTGCCCTGACGAACACAGTCTTCTGTCACTTTTGCAAAAACTACTGTCTTACCGCATCCTGTTGGAAGGACCAGCAGAGTTTTTAACACTCCGCTGTCCCACTGCTCAAAGATTGCATCCTTTGCTTCCTGCTGATATGGTCTCAGCTCCATCTTTTAAAATCCCCCTGGTGTAAATGCCGGCTTCGATGCCTCTTTCGGATAAAGCTTCTCAATGTAATTGTATTTCTTTGTCGGATCTTTTGTCCCTGCTCTCAGCCCGATCTTTGCTCGTGCAGTCTTACCCGGCAGTGCACTCCAGTCCATACGGAGCTCTTCACCTTCTTTTTTCAGACCGACACCACGGAACAGTTCTGACAGTTTCCATTCCAGACTACTGTGCAGCACATAGTTTTCACGAATAGTTATTTCTCTGTTTGGAGCATGTACATTAAAATAAACCACCGCCATATTGCATGCCGGAAGTTTTCCACTTCCTGATGATCTGCTTCTGTCAAATTTTTCAATCGTTACATTGTAATCACCTTCCGGAAGCGGCTCAAATTCCTGCGCATCTTCCTTAATGGTGTCTTCCCAACCAAACTCTCTTCCTTCTGTTGCCATATCTCATATCCTCCTTAATTATTAAATGGTACTTCCTGTTTTTCTTTCATTTCCCTGATCATACCGTAAACCTGCTGCCATGCTCCGATCAGACATCCATCAATAAAGTCCTTATCATAATCTTTGATCTTCACATCTGCCGGATAATAACCCCTTGCAGCCACTACATTCTGGATGTCCCATTCATCTACATGATTTTCTTCCATCAGATCACGCAGCGCCTTAGGGATTCCTGGATCCTGTGCCGGGAATGCTTTCTGTTCTTCCTGTTTAACCGGTTCATTCAACGGAAGATTCATCTTCTCACCTGCAGTGTATGCCTGCTGAGTTGGTTCCGGGACAGGCTGTGTTGTTTTTGGCTTCTCCACCTGATAGGTAGGTTGTGGTGAACGCACTTCTGCTTTTTCCTCTGGCTTTCCATTAATGATGTGTGCAATGGATGAGAAGCTGAATGGCACCTGTTCCGGAAGCCCATAACGGTTCTTTGCATCCCAGCAGGCATGATGAGACGTATACAGTACACGTTCCCCACCCTGTGCTTTTCGCTTCTGACCTTTATCATCTACTGCAATGGAAAACGTCTTATAGTTTGCAAACAACAGCATATCCGCCCATTCCTTAATGAGTGGCGATGTCTGGGAAGATGTTTTCTTTCCAAGTTTCAGTTCCCAGCGGTCATAGGCTCCCAGCTCATCCGGCTGCTCAAATTTCCTGATCTGGGCATGCGCGGTCAGCACCACATTTACACCAACTTCAACCACTTCCGAAAGCTGGTTCAGGAAGCGTCCCATTTCTTCTTTGGTATAAACATAACCATTTCCATATCCAAAATCTTCAATTCCGGATTTCTGATGCTTATCGCAAATGCTCTGGATACACATGGATTCAGCCCAATCCACCGTATCAATAACTAATGTCTTGCAGACATCCGGATGATCCTTCACATACTGGATTTCTTCCAGAAGCATCTGCCAGCTTGTAGGTTTGGGTAATCTTGCCACATCCATAGAATTTGTGCTGCCTTCTGTATCGATAAACACCGGATCAGGAAACTGGCTGGCAAATGTTGACTTTCCAATGCCTTCTGGACCGTAAATCACCACTTTCTTTGCACACGGAATAATTCCTTTTGTAATCTTCATTTAAAATGTACCTGCCTTCCATTCTTTCTTTTCAGGTTCTTCCGGTGTCTTCTGTCCAACCACATATCCGTCTTCGATAATGATCGAACACTCATCACCGGTACTTACTCTTGTTGCGATTGCCTGAAGACCTTCTGCTTCCAGCCATTCACCAAACTCCTGTAAAGACTTCATATCCATCTGTTCCAGCTTGTCCAGAAGCACAAAGCCGCAGTTTGGATTCAGCTTTCTCACAATCGCAGTTGACACCTTTAACCGGTCAGACCCAGACATGTTGTCCCATTTCTGTCCTTTATAGATCAGCTCACCTTCCTTAACGGATAATTCCGGGAGCGGAAGCTCTGCTGCATTCAACAGCTCTGCTTTTTTGTCTCTGACATCTTCAAGATCTTTTGTCAGCGAATTGTACTGATCACGATATGTTTTTGCATCATCTTCCGCTTTTTCTTTGTCCAGATTTGCCCTGACTTTTCGGTTGATCTCCTCAATATTGGAAATATTCTGTTCAAGCTCTTCCGTAGATTCGTCGTGCAGATCCAGTGCGGATTTTCTGGCAATCTCCAGATCATTTTCAACCTGTTTCTGTTCGGCCAGCAGATTAGCCATCTGCTCATTGATTCGCTGGTATCTCTGCTCTAACTGATGTAGCTGTTCACGTTTTCCCTGATTCTCTCCGTTTCTTGCAAGAATCTCCTGCTGCTGGCGAATCAGTTCTGATGCAGATATCAAATCTTTTGGAGTATCTGTATAATATGGCTGTTCCTTTGCGAATTTCTCTTTCTGATCAGCCGTGCGACCAATGTATAAACGTTCCTGATAAAGCTCTTTTTCCTGCTGTTCAAGCTGGGTGAGCTGAGGTCCGACACCAATAATCTGTAAAAGAATCTTTGCTTTCTCTGCTCCGGAGGCTTCCATAAACTTAGGAAGATCTAAGGCAAGCTGTTCTACAAATTCATTCAAAAGCTGCTGTCCAGCTTTCTGACCATTGGGATCTGTAACTTTCAGTGCGCTGTTCTTTCCTTTACGCTCCACCACAAGACCATTATTCATTACAATATGTAACGTCGGTGGGATTACAGACCCCTCTCTTGTTGCCTGTGATGGTTTGTAGCGTTCCCCGCCAAGCGCCCATGCAATGGAATCCAGAACAGAAGTCTTCCCCTGGTTGTTGTTCCCGCCGATTACCGTAAGTCCACTTGCTTTAGGTTCTACTTTTACAGCTTTGATACGTTTGACATTTTCAATCTCCAGTTTATTGATTTTCATGCTCATCTCTTTCCCTCTCTTCCTTTAATGCCACATTATGAACCATTGTATGTAAGAAACCTTCTGTATCAAATGGAGCTGACTTTGCAATACTTCCATCTAACACTCTGTATATTGCTTTCAGTGCAACATGGAATTCATAAATCAGATCATATGTACTTCCAATAACTTCCGATATTGCTACATCATTTCCAGTTTTCTCTACTTTGATCATTGACTTTTCCTTTCTACCCTCATACAATGAAAGGGTGATAAACTATTATTATCTTTTGGGTCCTCCTGAGTTGCAGCTCTGAGGATCCTTTTTTCATTCCACAGGCTCAATTGTATAGCTGCCGCCGTATTCATCTTTCTTTTTCTCAGCAATTTCCACAGCATACTTCCTTTCGTATAGCTGGTATCCAACTGTTCCATCCGCATACCGGATTCTCCATTTTGGAGTCGGTGTAAAATACCCTCTTGCTACATTTCTGTTTGCGCCTTCCTCTGCCACACTCAAAAGACCTGCGGTATATGCCGTCTTATGTCTCGCTTCTGTTGTCTGATCATCCAGCACACAGATTGCGGCCTTTATGTAATCCATCAGTGCTTGATTTTTGATTTCCGATTCCACGCTGATTGGAAGTCTTGCTTAACCCTGCCATGCTCTCCACCTCCTCGCTATGTATATTACTCCACTCAATGCGATTGCTCCGGTGATCTGATCTGCTCTGCTGTCCCATATCCAGAACGGCAGAAAACTCGCAAGACTTCCAATCAGCGTGGAATCGATTATATCTCTCATAATGCCTCCTTTCCCTTCCAAACATGACCGGTTACTTCCCACACTTTTCTGGGCGATATAATGTAAGTGATTCTTCCTTCTGATAATGACTTAGCTGGCTTATTATTGTGAATTGCCATTCCAATCGGAACTTGCCCATACACGATACCTGCCCTGATTGATGTTGCAGGTAATCCAATCAACTTACTCGCATCCGCCACCGATATGTTTTCCGAAGAAAACTCTGGCATCTGCGCACCAGTTATCATCCTTGCTACTTCTGAAGCAAATTCGTGAATTTCAGCAGTTTTATTCACAAGTCTTTCTGCATTCTCCATGTACCTCACCTCCTCACCTAAATAGTTAAAAGAAACTGTCGAAGAGCTGAATAAACAGCGTTCACATACTCAAGACACATACTCATCTGTCGAAGCAGGTAATGATAATTCTGAATCGACCGAAGACATTGACGTCCCAAAATAATGGTAAATACAATCGTTGATATCTGCGTAAGCATTAAGCCAATTTTTAGACTTTTTATCTGCTTACGCAGATTTTCAATCTCTTCTTTTTGATCATCCATCTCAACTCGCCTCCTTCCGGTATTTGTTTCTATGTTGTCGTTTTACCTTGATTCTCTTTTTTCTCCTTCTTTTGGAAAATTTCTTCTTTTTTCCCGTGAAATGGTTAAAGTTATTTGGCATACTCATTGACATTCCTCGTATTCGCTTTTATTCTGTAATTGAATATATTTTTTAGTCAAAAAGGAGACATTTATGTTTGAACCCACTTATCCAGATTTCGAATCTTTACATATTTTGTTTAGCGAAAAATGTATTCTGTGTTCTTTAAGATTCAAAAAGCGTAGACAAGGTAATGTGTTCTCCCCTCAACTTAATAAATTAAGAGAATATGGTCTCATTTCTCAAAACTACCTCTCTAAACATGGTCCTGAAGGAGAATATCTTTCAGATGGTACGTACTCTCTTTCTGACAGAGGGCGACGTTACAATGTTTATCTGAGAAAGCAGCGTTTTTACCGCTACTTGACTCCGGTTATTGTCGCATTTCTAACCACAGTAGCAACAAATTTGTTAAAAGAGCTGTGGCTACCGGCATTATTAAATTGGATACAGGGTCAGCCTTGATGGCCGGCCATACAATATTTTTAAGTATCCATCCCAAAACAATTGAGCCAAATATCAGTATTCCAATTACCATGTATTTCATCCCTACGCTCCTTTCTCTTTTGGTTCATTGTCGGTTGCAAATAAGTAGTCCAATGTCAATTTACTTCCAGTGATAATTTCATCTGCTCATACTCTGGAACCTTTACAAAATCATCCGGTAATAAAATACCAAACTGCTCACATTCTCTTTTGAATGCTTCTGCAATCTTATACGGTGCTGAACCCTGCTTTGTCATGATTCGATCTGTGACTCTGCCGAGTTCTGCAACACTGGATGCAATAATTGGATTCAATGGGCACGGAAGTTTACCATCTTCCATTTCATGGAACCGGTTTATGTACCTTGCAGTAAATTCTGTTCCTTTCTGTCCGGTCAGCTTATGAGCTATGAACTAATGAGTAATTTAACAAGAAACACC